CGAGACCATCGCGTCGGAGTTGGGCAGCAGGCGCGGGCTGGTGGTGTTCGTCAGGGGCCGGTTCCAGGGCGAGCTCGGGCCGAAGGGCCGGAACCCGGTCGGCCACTCGACGCCGTTGCGCAGCGCGATCGCGGCGGGGGTTGGCGCGGGACTGGGGCTCGGCGCGAGGGTCGGGCGCGGCGTCGGCGTGGGCGACGGCGACGGCGACGGACTCGGCGAAGGCGCGTCGGCCCCCGCGATCAGCAGGGCGACCGCCGGGGCGTAGACGATGGCCGCGCCGGCGAGATTGCCGACGGTGGTTGTCGGCGAGACGATGCTTCCGGCCGCTGCCGTCAGCGGCCCGGCTTCGGCCTCCAGGCTCAGCCACGGCGTCGCGCGGTTGGCGTACGCGACGCCCGGCCAACCCGCTCGCGGGACGAACGTCAGACCCGACGTGGAGGGTGCGTAGCCGACCAGCGGCAGCTCGCCCGCGGCGCTTGCGGTCAGCGACGGCGCGGCCAGGACGGCGGTCGCGCGCAGCTTTTCCGGGTTGACGCCGGCGCAACGGTCGATCGGCGCTGTCGCGCTGGCGCCGCGAATCTCGCCCATCACGATCGCGTACGCCGTCGGCGAGGCGCTCGAGAACCGGAAGGCGTACGTCGGCCCCTCTCCGGCGACGACGCGGTGGATCAGCACCAACTCGCCCTGCGCGCCGGCCGGGGCGTTCATCGCCGAACACGCGTGGCCCGCCGCGTCGACGGCCGAGCTCCAGCCGGGTGCCGTGGCGGCGCTCGAAGCGTCCCCCGTGCCGATGAACGCGAGCAGCAGGCTGCCGGCCTGCGCGGGTCCCGGGAGCGTCACGGCGAGCGCCGAGGCGTTGCCCGTGGTCCCGGCAATCACGGACTGGACCGCCGTCGGTGTGGCGCCGGCGCCGGCGCTGACGAGCGCCGCGCGCGGCTGCTCGAGCGCGGCCGGCGCGACGGCGAGCAGGGGGCGCGCAGGAAGGGCGCCGGCGCCGGCGGCGCAGCTGGCGAGAGCAAGGCACGCGAAAGCGGCCAGGGCGCGTACGCGCGCCGCGGTGATGATCATGGTGGGGCTCCTTGGGACGGCCGCGCTCGCGCGGCGGGCGCCGTGCTACAATGCGGGCAGAGGTCGGGGTTCGAGTCCCCGTCGGCGCGTGAGCGCCGGGAGAGCGGCCTTGCGCAAGCGGGGGCGTCCGGAGTGTGCGGACGCGGGAGCTCACGGAGCGTTCAAGAGCCGGGATTGGCCGGCGCGCCCTCGGGGTCCACATCCCGAGGGCGTCTCTGCGTCTAGATGCGTCCAGATGCGTCTAGACCCCGGCGGGCCGACCCGCGTAGGCGGCGGCGATCGCGGGCACGAGCGTGGCCGACGCGCCCTGTACCGCGGCGTCGATCACGGCGTAGATCGAGTGCGCGGCGTCGGGGCCGACCAGCGGCGCGATCGTACTGGCGACGAAGCCGCGCGCCAGTCCCTGGCCGAGCAGGGTCGCAGCGGACGCGGCCGCCAGCCCGCCGCCGATGCCGCCGACTCGGTGGCTGTTCAGGCGCCGTACGAGCGCGCCAAGGTCTACGTGCGGCACAGGAACACGACCTCGTGACGTGCGGGCCAGACCTCGACGTGGGAGCCGGCCCGGCAAGCGCCGCCGTCGACGAGCGCGCGGTACACCGCGGCAGTGACCGGCGCCGCCGATCCGCCGGTCTGGACCCAGAAGCTCGAGCGCCAGGCGCCGGCGTGCGACTCCACCGCGGCGACGTCGCGCGCGGCCAGCGCCGCGGGCGCGGATGCTGCGAACGCGAGCGCGGCGGTCAGCGCGACGAGGTGCGGTAACGCGATCGGATGCGAAACGGCCGAAGGCCGTGCGGCCGTCATGGCCGGTCCTCGACGAACACCAGCCGCTCGCGAACGCGGGCGCGGTAGCCCTCGGCGGGCAGGATCCGCACGTGCAGGCCGTGCGGGCCGTTGAGCACGGCGGCGAGGGCGCCCGGCGGCAGCACCTGCTTGAGCGCGCGGTCGAGGCACTCGCCGATCGACTCGCCCGCCAGCGGGGCATGGTCGCGCAGTCGGCCCGCCGCGTGCGAGCCCTCCGGCAGCACCAGCGAGATGCGCACGGGCAGCGGTTGCCGAAGGCGGCGCTTCACGTGCGACTCCGGAAGGGAACGACGTTCGCGGCCCGGCGCCGAAGGCGCCTGCGCGCGACGACGATGCGCCGGAGATAGGCGCCCAGAGCGACCGCCACCGCGAACAGGTAGTACGTCGCCCGGAAATCCATCGCGTCGCGGTCAAAGCCGCCGTAGACCGCCGCGAACGCGACGTTGGTCAGGAAGAGCAGCCAGAACACCTCGGCCTCCCCTCTGCGCGGGATCAGCTTGGTCCCCCCGAGCGCGAGCCCGAAGACCAGGCCGGCCGCGATCGCGGACACGGCGTGCACGATGCTATCCAGCATGGGCGACCTCCACGGAGACCAAGGCGGCAAGCGGAGTGGCCGACTGCGCGGCCGTGCGGGCATCGGCCAGACGCGTCTCGAGCGCCGCGATGCGGTCGCGCGCCTCGGCCAGCTCCGACGCGGCGGTCTCCTGCGAGCGGACCTGCGCTTCGAGGTCGTCGATGCGGGCGAGGAACGCCATGCGCAAGCCCTCGAACTCGTCCGCGCCGGCGAGCAGCGCGGCGACCTGGCGCTCCAGGTCGTCGATCCGCTTGAGCAGCTGCTTCTCGCGCTGCTCGCTCTCGCGCCGCTGGCGGCCGGCGATCTCGCTGATCCGCCGGACGGCCTCGTTGGCCTCGTCCAGCGCCAGGCGCGTGTAGTCGACCAGCTTGTCCTGCGCCTCCCGCGGCGGCAACGAGGCAAGGTGGTCCTTCAGGGCAATCGAGCGGGCATCGCAGGCCTCGGCGATCTCCAAGGGCTTGCCTTTGGCCAGGATGCGTCGGCCGATGGCGACCGCGAGGGCCGACGCCCCGATCGCCACGTCCGCAGCGCCCTGCGCGGAGGCGATGCCCTGGGCGTAGCCGACGACCGCGCCCCCGGCGGCAACGAACGAAGCGAAGAGGTTAGCGAGCAGCATGCACGCCTCCGATCTGCGGCACCCAGCCGCGGGGTCGTCGGCGTTGCTCCGCCGGATCGAGCAAAAATAGTGGCGCCACTTCGTGCGCGGTTGTCCGCGGGGTCGTACGATCGCGTACAATTTAGGGCGGATCGGTAAGCGGCTCGTAATCGCCGCCGCCGTATACTTCCGGGAAAGCGCGGCGCTCGGCGCCGAGAAGGTTCATCGCATGAAGCAGGTCATCGGGATCGCCGTGCTCGCCGCGGCTGCGGCACTGGCCGCGTGCTCGGGTGGTGGCGGCGGCGGCTCGACGTCCGTTCCGCCGGTCGCGACGCCGACTCCGGCGCCGAAGGTAAGCTATTCGATCACGGTGCGGCAGGTGGCCGGCGGCGCCAACGGCTCGGCGTCAGCGGCGGTGCGACGCGTGCCGCTCGCTACGGTGGGCTCGAACGTCGTGCTGCTCACCGCGTCGGACCCGCTGACGATCTACACCCGGATCGACACGTCGTCGGTCGTCGAGGCGGTCGTCAACCCCGTGCCGTCCGGCACGCCCGCGCCGGTGTGGTCGTCCGGGGTCAACGGCGTGCAGACCGCGCCGCTCGCGACGCCGCCCTCGCCGCAGCCGGGCGTCTATGACCAGCAGGTGACGACCAGCAGCACCTCGCCGACGAGCGGCACGCTGACGATCTCGATTCCCGAGTTGAACGCCTCGGCGAACCCGCAGGTCTACGTGTATCCCCGCCTGAGCTTGGCGTGCGATCCAAACAGCTCGACCTACTCGGGCGGCGTCGCGTTCGTGAACGGCGTCGTGACCCCGCAGAGCGACCCCGCGACCAGCGATATCTGGATCAGCGGACCGAACTGCCCGGGAAAGTTCCACTCCGCAGAGGCCGAGAACACGCTGCACTACCCGGGCGGCGGGAAGATCATCCCCTACCCGACGGCGCTCAACACGATCACCGCGGCGGCTTGGTCCAACGTGCAGACGTCGAACACCTTGGCGTCGATGATCGCCAACGGCGCGACCAGCTTCGAGTACATCATCCGAACGGTGACCCAGGCCGCGCCGGGGACGGTGAAGATCGCGCTCGGCAGCATCCAGCCTGGATCGGCAGTGGGGCCGGGCTTCCTGGAAGGCGCTACATGCGTGTTGGGGTCGTGCGTGGACGGCACGTGACTGCCGCACCGCTGACCTTCCGGTACTACAACGACCACCGCACGAGCTTCACCGCAACCTCGCGCAACGACATCGAGGCTCACGTGCTGGAGCATACCCCGGGCGCCACGTTGCGGTGGTTCGAAGGTGGGCCGTATCTCCAGGTGCGCGATCGCGAGGACTGGTTCGTGGTTGGCTGGATCGTCGAAGAACTCAGGCGTCCGTACTACTAGCTAGTGCGCCTCGGGATGGAACGCGTTGCATCCCGAGGCCTCGTGCAGCGCGCTGAGGGCCGCGTACATCGTGTCACCCTCCTTGATCTTCGGCGCATGCCTTTGCAGCACTTTGAGCTTGTGCGTCTTATGCGATAGCGGCGTTGGGCTCGTCGATCGCGGGAGCAGTGTGATCTCAGGGTGCGCATCGAGCACGGCGAGCAGGTCGTTCCCCAAGGCGTCGATAGCGTACACGCGCGTTTCGGTTCCACCGCGTGCTCCGAGGAACTGAACGCGCGCGCTGACGTCTCGCACCGCGGTGTAGAACGCGTCGTAGTCGAGGGCGGAATGGCAGTACACGAGCATTATTGCGCCTTCACATTGTGCGATGAGGTCTTGTCGAACAGGTAGCGGTGGTTCTCGCAGTCGATGTGCGCCATCTCGCCCCAGCCGAGCCGCGCGACGGAACGGACCTCGAGGTCCCCGCCGCCAGCACGCCGCAGTACGGCGCCGGCCTCCAACTGCATGACGTTCACCCAGCGGCCGTCGCGCCCGACGAACAGGTGAGAGGCGTCCACCCGGACCGTGCGTGCGTCAACGTCAGCGAAGGCGACCTCGTAGATCACTGCGGGCAGCACGCCGCATGCGTTGACCCGGTTCCACGCGCCCGGTGCAAGGTCGCGCAGCTCGTCGCCGACCCGCAGATCGCGAGCAGGCAGCGTCATCTCCACGCCGTCACGACGGCACTCGATCGGCTCGTCCGCCTGGGGACAGCCGCCGATCGTCCCGCCGCCGCCACCCGCTGAGACCGAGTTGGTCGTGCGCGAGACAAGCGAGGGCTGGTAGCCGTCGGTCAGCCCCGGCTGCTGCTGCGCAGCGGTGAACTGCGACAGGCTGGTCGTGATCGTCCACGTGCTCGCGAGCACGTTCCAGTACGCCAGGAAGTAGACGTTCGTGGCCGACGTCAAGCTTGAGACCGAGTTCCAAGGAGAGCCTGACGTTCCGGCGTTGGGGACGGGGAGAATCGAGCCGTCGGAGCGATAGAAGTGCACCGAGGCGCCGCTCGTGCCGCCGTCGACCCAGTAGCTCATCGTGATATTCGGGGACGTCCCGCTCTGCGAAGTGTGCAGCGCGAAGTCCGTGGTGAACGGCGCGATCGAACCCTGGTTGTTGAGGTGCGAGGACGTCGTGACGTTGCTATCGCCGTCGTAGGGCGCGCCGTCGACATAGTCCTGGGTCTTGCCGCCCTCGTGGAACATCGGCAGGAAGAACGAGAACGAGCCGCCCGCGCTCGAGCCGAACGCCTCGACCATAAACCAGATCAGGCTCACGCCGGAGGGCACGGTGAACGTGCCGATGATCGGCACCCAGGTGAGCGTGGTGGTCGTCTGCAGCGGCACGGCGGAGGCGCCAGCGCCCGCGGTGTAGAGGGCGCCCGCCGTGCCGGCCGGCGCCGTCGCCGAGCCGTTGTACTGCGTGGTCGATCCGACGTTGGAGATCAGCACGCGCAGCGCGGTCCCGGCCGAGCCGCTCAGGAGCGCGCCCAGGCAGGCATAGGTATACGTCTGGCCGGGCTTGACGCGCAGCAGCCGGTAGAAGCCGCCGAAGCTCCCCGTGTACGAGACGGTCGGCATCGAATAGGTGACGCCGTTGGCGGTGTAGGCGCCCCCGGTGTTCGACATCGTGGCCGGGCCGTACGCGGTCCAGCCGTAGTTGTTGGCGTAGTTGCCCTGAATGAAGCGGCCGTCGCTGATGTAGTTCCGCTGCTGGGCGAGCTGCACGTCGGCGGCGTGCCGGCCGATCAGGACGCGTCCCGACGAGTCGGCGACCGCGGCCGTGTCGGACGACGATGCACCGAGCAGGTGCCGGCCCGCAATCATGCCGGGCTTGGTGTAGAGCCCGTCCGCGCCGGGCGTCGACGCGATGGTCGATTGGACCGCGGTGTGGTTGAGATCGTAGACGATCCGCCCGTCCGTGCCAACCACCGCATCGGTGATCGGGAAGACCGGGCTGCCGGAGATCGGCTTGAGGTGCCCGCGGCCCCACTGGCCGGGCGGGACATCGCCGCTCATCACCGCGGGGATCACGGAGACGTTGTCCCAGCGGGCGTCGCAGTACAGGTTCGCACCAGTGCTCACGGGCGCGCCAGTGTTGACCGCCGTCACGCGGATGAAGACCAGCGCGTAGCCGGCGCCGGCCGGCGGCACGAGCGTGCTCGTCGGGGGGGAGGTGAAGCCCACGCCGGGCGCGAGGCTCTGGATCGACACGTCGGCGCCAACTTGGTTGGTGCCCGCGGTGACGTCCGCGAGGGTCGGGTAGTAGCGCAGGAACGAGTCGGCCGTGAAGCTGACGCCCGCAGGCGGGTTCGCGTTCTTTGCGACGCCGAGCATCTGCGACTGGCTGATCTGGCGGCTGTTCGCCGGCAGCGCGAGCGGGTTGCTCTGGATCGCGATCGCGGTCGTGCCGTTGGGGATCGTCGCGCTGCTGTTGACGCGCACCAGGCCGGAGTTGGTACCGCTGACCTTCGTGGTCGGGTCGGCCGAGAACGTGAACAGCGCGGGGACCGGATTCGACTGGACGTACCAGCTCGTGGGAACGCCCGAGACGACGGCCTCGAAGCCGCCGTTGTCGACCAGCTCGCTGCCGACCGAGCCCAGCGACGTGCCGGAGATCTGCTGCGCCGCGCTCGTTGCGATCACGTAGACCGCGGTGGGCAGGCCGTTCCAGTCCACGAAGGCCAGGCCGATGTCGCAGGCGGGGCCGGCGGGCACGACGGTCTGCACCGTGCTCGGCACGGCGCCAGCCTGGTACGTGTTGCCGACGGTCCAGTCGGTCGCGCCGGCCGGGCGCACCATGACGAGCGTCTCGTACAGGTAAGTCGCCAGCGGGGCGACACCGCCGGGCAGGTTGATCGCGGCCGAGACCGCGATGGTGGCGACCGGCGAGGCGCTGCCGGCGCCGGTGTAGCCTGTGATCGAGCCGGACGGCACGCCGCTGCCGGCCGCGTTGGTGAACGTCGTGGCGCTCGGGAACGACTCGTGGCCGCCGCCGAGCTTGCGCCGCGGCGTGCCGCTGGGCTGCACGTCGAGCACCGCCGAGACGTTGGAGACCGAGTTGACGCCGACGATCTGGAGCGCGAAGTCGTAGAGCTCAAGCCCCTTGGGCACCGTCCACGTGCCGATGTAGTTGCCCGTGCCGTTGCAGGGAAGCGTGCCGGCCAGCTCCCACGTCGTCGTGCTGTGCACCGCACGCAGCAGGTTTAGGGAGACCGCCCACGGCGCCGTACCGCTCAGCGTCCCACCCGGCGGCGTCTGGCCCACCGGCATGGTGAAGGTGATCTGGTACTGGAGCACATTCGAGGTCGTGTAGTAGCCCAGGACGTTGCGGCTGACGTAGACCGGCGCGGGCGTCGTGCCGGCCGGCACCTGCGGCAGCGACCCGGCCGGGGTGCCCACGGTGCTCGAGGTGTGCGCGTTGGTCGTGACCGCGACGCACAGCGCCGAGGGCGTGCCGCTCGCGCCGTTGACGTAGCGGCCGATCAGGTCCCAGGTGGCGCTCGGGTCGATCGGCAGGCCGGGGATCGTGATCGTCCCGGTCGTGGGCGAGCCGCCGCCGCCCGCGCCGGCCCCGGTGACGTCCGAGCGTGGCAGCGGGATCTCGGTCGTCGTGCCGTGCTGGCGGTAGGACCACGCGATCGTGGTGATGCCCTTCCACGTCGCGAGGTTGGTGTTCGCGGAGAAGGTGATCGGCTGGTCGTAGGTGGTCGCACTCTTGTCGATCGGGGTTCCGGCGGTGCCGGTGATGACCGGCGTGCTGCTCGAGACGGGGCGGGCGATCTCGCCCAGCGCGACGCCGATCGGCGCCAGGCCGTAGAAGCCGATGACGCCCGTCGCATTGGTCGTCGCGTAGCCGTAGCAGATGAGGCCCGCTTGAGTCGCTGAGGTTGGCTGCGTGCTCCAGGTGCCGTTCGCGGCCAGGTAGATCCACGACGTCGCGCTCGCCGGCAGCGTGAGCGCCTTGGCGGGCACGGCAACCGGGGTCGTTCCCGCCCCGAAGATGGCGCTGCACGCCGGGATGCTGAGCACCAGCGACAGCGCCGCGGGCGGGACCGCGTAGGTCGGCGGGTAGGCGTCCGCCGAGAACGAGTACGAGCCGATGCCCGCGCCCGGGGCGGTGTTGGTCTTGCGCTGAACGTCCTGGGCGTTGCCCTGCTGCTGGACGGCGGCGTTCCAGTCCGGCTCGATCGGCGCGAAGTGGACGTCCTGCCAGCGGTCGAGCGTCGGGATGTCGATGGTGGTCTCGACGCTCGAGACGAGGCCGAACGGGTTGGGCGCGGCGTAGTTCGGCTGGTAGGCGCGGTACTGGCCGTACTGCAGCTGAAGGCGCGCGAAGGCCGCCTGCTGGCCGGCGGTGATGGTTGCGCCGGTCGTCGACAGCCGCAGCCGGACTTGCGTCACGCCCGCGGGGATCACGACCGGGCCTACGAGGTGCGAACTCGAGCCGGCGCCGCCCGAGAGCGAGCCGTACGTGACGGTGTTCGCGACGTTGACGACGCTGACGGTCATCGCGCCGGCGGTCACCGTGTGCGCGTCGATGTCCGCTGAGGCCGTCCACGTGCCCGGGAAGACCTGCATGACGTCGCTCAGGCCCGGCTGGCCGGTCGAGGGCGAGCCCGTACCCAGGGCGGTCAGCCAGACGTTGTAGCCGCCCAGGCCGATCCCGGTACCGATCGTGAACTGCCCGAAGGTCCAGCGCGCGAGGGACGCTGAGGTGAGCAGACCCTCGGAGTCGGCGACGAGGTTGTCGACCGTGCCGGTCCCGTCGATGTGGGTGAGCGTGAGGCACTGCACGCCGCGCACGACATCGCCGTTGGCGAGCCCCTGCGGGAGCTGGTTGGGCGTGAAGTCGTTGCGGGTGTAGACGCGGCACGAGCCGGTGGCCTTGGCGATCGAGTTCTGGTTGAGCGCCGCCTGCGCTGCGGCCGCGCACTGGGCGACCGTCTTCCAGGCCGAGTTGGAGATGGGCGCACCGTCGATCTGGCGCTGCAGCAGCGCGATCGAGCCGGCGTCCGAGACGATGGCCGAAACGGGCTGCTGGGTGGCGGGGTCGATGTCGCCGACGGCCTGTACGGCGTTGAACAGCCCGGACGCGTCCTGCTCGCGGAAGTCCACGCTGACCGGGTCGTAGCCGTTGCCGTTGGTGTTCAGGCTGACCGAGTAGGTGTAGGTGTTCGTGCTCTGGGTGTAGAGCCGGATCAGGCGCGGCGTGCGATCGTGGCCGACGCGCACGACCCAGCGGTCGCCCGAGGAGATCGCGTTGAGGGCATCGGTGACCATCGCGCCGACCGACGCCTGCTGGCGGGAGCCCGAGAACGTGAGGCCAGTCGCCGCGGCGAAGTTCGCGGCCGCGACGTTGAGGTGCGGCCAGCGGCTCGCGTTCTTGGTCAAGAACAAGGCGATCGCCGAGGTCACATCCTGATTCGCGAGCGCTCCGATCGTGTAGCCGTCCTGGACCTCGTCGAACGCCGACGAGACCGGGCCCAGCGTGATGGTCGCCTTGGGGAACTTCTCGTTGGGCTTGTCGACCGCTCGCACCAAGCCCGCGTAGCGGCGGCGACCAACGATCGCGCCGATCCCGAAGGCGGTGACGGCCGGCTGCGCGGGCCACAGGCCGCTCGGCGCGGCAACCGCGCAGTACGGGCCGGTCGCATCGGTCGCGACGTTGACGACCGGCATCCCCATGCGCAAGTTGAGCCCGTCCCAGAGGTAGAGCTGCTGGGTGTCCTCGCCTTGCGCGGGGTCGTAGGCCAGGGTGGAGCTGACGTAGATCTTCGCGACCGCACCGGCGGCGGACTCGCCCGCGGTGAAGCCGGACGTGGCGATGGTGTGCTGGAGCTTGTCGTCGCCGGTGCTGATCTCGACGATGTTGAGCTGCGACCAGTAGCCGCGCTGGTAGACTTCCTCGAAGCGCAGGCCCAGGCTGAGCTCGCCCGCGCCGTTGCCGGCCGGGGTGTCTTCGTAGCGGATGCGCCCGCCGATCAGGTCGGTTGCCGCGACGTCGCGCAGGTAGAGACCCGACGCGGACGGGGTGAAGACGCTGACTCGGACGTCTGCGATCATCAGCGCCTCCGCGACACGAAGCGGGCCCCTCGTGGTGAGGAGCCCGTAGGGGTGCTATGCTCGTCGCATGAACGACGACGTGGCCGCGACGCGGCCGAAGTTCTCGCCGGCGCTGACGGCGGCGATTGACGCGCTGGAGAACGCCGGCTGGGACACGACGGTCAGCCTGCGGTCGCCCGACGACCTCGAAATCGTCCTGGACGGATGCTTCCGGCGTGAGGACCTGGTGCGGCTGCTCGACGCCTGGCGCCCGCGCCTACGGTGCGAGGACGGCCACCCGATCGTGAACGCCGACCCGCCACGCCGGACGTGCCCGTGCGGGAAGCGGGTCGTGGGCGTCGTTCAGCTGGAGTAGCGGTTCGGCGCTCCCCACCCGCTGGGGTTGCGCGCGGTCAGGCCGCGGAACTGCCGGCCTTGGTTCGTCCCGATCAGCGGCGAGATGCGGTTGGCGAGGTCCCGCAGCCCGTCGGGCGATCCAATCAGCGTGCCGATGTGGAAGTGGATGTCCGGCCCGCCGCCCTGGCCCACGCTGACCAGCGTGCCGCCGCCATCGCCGCCACCGCCCGTGCCGACGATCGAGCCGGCGCCCGCGGTGCCGCCGGTCGGGATCGTGATCGGCGTCGGCGTGTAGGTGCCCGTACGCGTGAGAGACCCGATGTTGAAGTCGAGGTAGCTGCGCGTGAGCTGAAACACCGCCGAGGCGTTGAGCCCGCCGGACGCGACGTTGGTCGCGTACTGCTGCTCGAGCGCGATCAGGTCGGGGACCTTGATGGTCTTGCCGTTCGCGAGATACGCGATGTTGTCGGCCTGGCGCACGACTCCCAGGTCGGCGTTGGGGTTGCCGGCCTCGAGCGCCTTGATCTGGGCCTGCAGCGCCTTCTGGTTGTCGGTCGTGGCGGTCGCGCTGTTGGCCCACTGCTCCATGAGCTTGTAGAGCGGCGTGCCGCCGGCGCCGACGTTGTACTGGTTGGCCGCGGTGAACTGCTTGTCGCCGAAGGTCTGCGCGCCCGCCGCGCCGTTCCAGTCGACGTCCGCCTGGCCCCACGCCGGGTTGTACATGTCGGGCTGGAAGCTCGGGCCCAGCTTGTGGTTCCCGAACTGGCCGCCGATCGCGGAGCCTACCGCAGCACCGATGGGACCGAAGAACGCCCCGCCCACCGCGCCGCCGACGCTCGACCACGTCGCGTTGCCGCCGGTGATGCCGTTGACGAGCTGGGCGATCATCAGGCCGGACATGGCGCCGCCGGCCAGCGAAGACGCCGCGCTCGTCGACCCGCCGACCTTCGCGACGTCGGTGGGCAACGCGCCCCCGGAAGGGACGGTCACCCCGCCGACGCTCTGCACGTCGACCGAGAGGTTGTTGGGGTCCCAACCCGGAGGAATCAGCGTACCGGAGTTGTCGGTCCACGGCCCTTGGCCGTTGCCTACGTTGAACGAGCCGCCCGAGCCGGCTCCCAGCAGCCCGTCGAGCCCGCCGACTCCAGCGCCGGGACCGCCGGAGCGCGGCGTCGCGGCCGCATGCGCGGCGGTCTGCAGCGCTGCGGTGAACGCGCCAAGCGCCTGAGTCGCCGTGTTCGTTGCCGTGGCGCCCGTGCTCGTCGCGGTGGTGGCGGTCGTGAAGGCAGTCGACAGGGTCGCCGTCGTTGCTGCCGCGCGCTGCTCTGCGGTGATGTGCGCGGTGATGGCCGCGTCGAGCTGAGGATTCCCCGATGCTGCGCCGGCCGGGCCCATTGCCCCCACGCCGATGGCGGCACCAAGCCCGAGCGACTGAAGCAGCTTGCCAAACGGTCCGCTCGGCGAGTTGAGGACGTTTAGCATCGCGGACTTGAGGACCATCTGCTCCAGGTGGTTCACCCAGTCGTTCAGCATCTGGTCGAACACGTCTTTGACCGACTGGCGGAGTGACTGGTGCTTCTTGAGCACCCCGTCCATGAACGTGGTCTCGTACCCTTCGACCCGCGAGTAGTACGATTCGTACGCCTGTTTCTCCAGGTCCTTGATCTTGGCGTGAAGTGAGGCCGCTTCGGCGTAGTAATCGACGTCGGACTTCTTGAGCGCAGCCAGTCGCTGCTCGAAGTACGCCCGCTGGGCTTCCAGGCTCTGACCGAAAGTAGCCAGCTCGTCAGCGTCCGAGCGGTTCTTGTCCGCGTTGGTCTTCACCAGGGAGCGCTCTGCTTCGGCGATCGTCTGGCGGGCGTCGGCGATCTTGTTGAGCCACTTCACCACCTCGGTGTAGTGATCGGCGCCGCCCGTGCGTGCAGCGGCCAGCTGCCGCTCGTAGTAGGCGATCTCGCCCACAAGGGACTTACCGCTGATCGCGCTCTGCTCGGACAACTGTTGCGCGTGGTCGGCAAGCTGACGGTCAAGGGCGCGAATCGCCGCATCATAGTCGTGCAGATGCGGTACGAGCGCGGCGACCTTCTGGCGGTTGGCCTCGATCGCGTCAGTGTTCTCCGTGATGTACTTGTTGGTCCGCGCGTAGGTCGCTTCAGCGTGCCGGTAGGCAAGCTCGGTGTCACGGACCTCATTCAGCTGTTCGTGCGTCGCCTTGGAACCATCCCCGATCGCTTCCTTCTGGGCGATCATTCGGGCATGGAGCGCCCGTCGGGCGGCGTCTTCCTGGGCGAGCTGCGCGGTCAGGCGCGGGCCCATCTCCAATTCGGTTGCGATGTGGCCGTTGAGGATCGCGATTTCCAGGCCAGCGTCCCGCTGGAGCGCCTTCTTCTGCACCAAGGTCGCTGCCGCGGCCTGATCCGAGGTGGTCGCCATGCGCACGTGCTCGGCGTAGATCTCCTCGGAGCGAGCGATTGCGTCGAGCGTAGCCTTCAGCTCCTTGGCGGAGCGGACGAACGGGTCGATCTTGTCGGTCTTGATCTCGTCGATGACGCCGGGATTGTAGCCGCCGGGCGTGCTGCCGGGGCCTTCGATGAAATGAGTCGACCGATGGGTCTTGGGCTTCTCGGGATGATGCTGCTGATGAGCGGCATGCTCGCGATGGGACGGCAACTGAGCGGCCGCGGCGAGCGTCGGCCCGTTTCCATCCATACTCTTGAGCACTTTGTCGGCGTAGTCGAAGCCCAGTCCGTGCAGAGCACCGCGCGGGCCCACGTTGTAGATCGCCAGCGCCGTGCGCAGGTCGCCATGCGCCTCTGCCAAGGCGGCGGCGAGCATCTTAGCCGCCACGCCGGCCGCCTTGAACGGGTCGGCCACGACGGCGTCGAGCAGCTCTTGCGGGCGGCCCGGTCCGGTCATGCCACGCCCGCGCTGATCGTCGAGCTGGAACGGGCCGTAGCCGTGGCCGTTGTCCCCGCGGCCGCTCGCGTCCAGGGCCGCCCCGAGGTTGCTTTCGGCAATTCCAACAGCCCGCAGCAGCGAGGCGGTGACGCCAGCTTGCGCGTATTGCGACGCGGCTTGCGAAATGGCTTGATCGAGAAGTCCGCCGCCAGCCTCAGCGGTCGGCGGCTTCGGCGCCCCGTAATTGGCCCCGTTCACGAGCCGTGGGTCGACCGGAATGCCGGCCGGCGCTCCGCTGACGAGCACGTGGCTCGTTGTGAGGGTGTTCCACTCCTTGAGCGCGTGGACGGCCTTCTCGATCCACTCCGCAAGCATGCGGAACTCGTCGACGAAGACCTGAAACACCGAGTCGCGCAGGGGCTTCTGCAGGGCGTCCACCTGGAACGCGAAGTCATGCAGAGACTTCCCTGCGTCGCTTGACGCGTCGTTGGTAAGATTGAATAGACCAGCTACCGGCTTGAGGGCTTCCTTTAATTCGTCGATGTCGCGCTTTGCGTCCGAAAATGACCTCGCGACCCGCTTGAGGTGGTCTGCGAATCCCGCCGCCGCGTCTCCGTCGGTGGACCACGCTTTGCCGAGCTCGGCGAGCGCGTTCATCGCCTTCTCAACGCCTCGTTCCACCGCAGGGAGCGCATGTTCGGCGATCCCGACGAGCAACTTGCCGAACCCATCGCCGCCAGCGCGGAGCTCGGGAAGGTGCTCCTTCGCCCACGCCTTGAATTCGTCGGAAAGCGGATGCATGCCATCAACGCCGGTGCGGAGTGCATCCTCGAATGCTCCAAGTACCGGGAGCAGCGCCGTACCAAACTCTTCCTTAACCAGACCGACGAGATTCTTGAGGTTCTCGACTTTGCCGGAGTACGTGTCCAAGGCCCCAGCAGCAGTCCCCGACATCCGGCCTTCGATACGCTGCAGAATCGTCTCGTATTCGATCCCCGCATTGGCTTCTTCACGCGTGATGATGCCAAGTTTGATGAGGCCTCGGAAGCGGCCGTCGTAAGCGTCGGCCAGCTCATGCTCGGCATCAGCGACACTAATGGTTTTCGCTACCGCTAGGTCCATCGCAGCGTTCTGCGAACGGATCATGTCGTTGTATGACACGCCGGCCGTGAGCATGGCCTGCATGCCAGCCAGGAAGTCGGTTTTCGCGAACACGCTGGTGCGCGCGAGCGACGAGGCGTACTCGTCGACCGCGTGCGCTTGTTCTTTCCAGCCCTCGTCGCCCTGGTTGCGCAGCAGCGCGCCGATCGTGATGAGTTCGCGTTCCGAGCGCGCGGCGTCATCGACCGCTTCCTTAAGGAACCCGAACGCTGCTGAGCCGACTGCGATGACGGTCCCGATCGCTAGCAGCGCTGGCGCGGCGGCCGCGGCCAGCTCCAGCGCCTCGGCCAAGCCTGCGAGCTTGGCGGCTCCAGCGGTCGCTTCGAGCCCCAGTTGCTCCAGCCCGATCGCAGCTATGCGAGAGTGCGAGGCGAAGGCATTAAGCCCCTTAGCGAAGCGTTCGAGCGCGTTCCCGTGCTCCTCGACGTGGTGCCTTGACGCTGCGTGGGCCGCACCGTGCGCGTGGACGCCATGCGTCGCAGCCGCGCCCTCGGCGGCGGACTTGATGTATGCCTGCTCCAATGCGGTCAGGCGATGCTCTAAGGCGCTGACCCCGCTGGACAGCGTGCCCAGCTCAGCGGTCGCGCTGTGGGTGTCGCCCTTGACCCGTACGGTGACGCTCTGGTCCATGGTGCGCCTCCGTAGCGATTAGGGCTGGGCGCCAAACGCCTTAGCGATTGCTTGCAGCACCGACGCCTCGTCGATACGCTGCTGTCGCGCGCGCTCACGCTGATACCAGTAGAATTCCAGGGTGATCTGCTGGCGCGTCATGGTGCGCTCGACGAGCGCCGCCGACTTATCGACGAATCGTCCGACCAGCCGCAGCAGCTCGAAGTACGACGGTCTTAGTTCGTCGGCGTCGCCGTCGCCGTCGCCGGCGGCGCTGCCGGTTTTCCCGACCCGAAGACCTCGTTGACCACGAGCAGGTGCGTGAGCGCCATGACCAACTCGTCGTTGCGCATCGTGCGGTCGATCAGCTTCGCTCGCAGCTCGATCATGGCCGCATCAGGCTCTTCGTTGGGGTGCTGCTCCGCGCGCGCGACGTAGCGGGAGAATCGGGTCATCAGCGGCTGGTTCTCGGCGAGAACCTGGGCGTACCGACCGACCACGGCGCCGATCTTCTGGCCCTCGGTTGCACCCGCCAAGCTGAAGGACCCGATCTCGATCGCGGCTTGCATCAGCCGCGGCATGAACGAGAACGCCAAGTTGCGTTGCTCGTTAGCCGGCAAGGGGAACATGCCGGACGCCTCTCGGCCGACCGTGATCGGGACCGGCTGGGGATCCAGGATCGCCTCCTGGGTCGCCGGATCGTCGAGGTCGCGCTCGGGTGCGACGTCGACCTCCGGCTCGCTCACCGCTGGCGCCTCGGCCCCCTGCTTCTTGGCGAGCTCGGCCTGCGCTTTGGCGATCTGCTTGGGCGTCATCAGTACGCGCTCGCGACGGTGCCGACGATCGTCAGCGACAGGTCGTTGTTCATTCCCGCGACCGTCTCGTTGGCGCTCCCGGAGAAGGCCTGCTCGAGCGAGCCGTACTGCTTGTTCGCAACCACGTTGCCCTTGGGGTAGATGTTGGGCAGGTTGACGATCAGCTGGTACGGCACCAGGCGGGTCGCGTCGGCGTAGCTGGGGCTCGCGACCGGGATGGCCAGCTGCAGGCCGGCGATCGTCGACTGCGGGCTCGTCGCGCCGACGGCACCGAGGAAGTCCTGGTACAGCGCGTTGGTGACCCAGGAGAGTTTGGCGTTCACCGCGCCCTTGCGCTGACCGACCGGGAAAGCTGCGGCGTAGCGCGAGCCGACGCCGATGTAGGTCGTCTCCAGGCTGTTGGCGAGGGCGACGTCCCAGCCTTTGAGGATGGTTCCGGCCGGCAGGGCGACGCCTTTGTAGAGCACCTGCGTGGGCGTCGCCGTGTCGATGTGGAACGGCATCACGTTCGAGAACGACGGCGTGGCCGGCGACGCGTTGATCTGCAGGCTCGCCGCCTTGATCCCGAGGTCGACCTTCAGCAGCGAGCCGGGGTTGCCCGTGAGCTTGAGGGAGTCGACCGTGCAGCCGAGGTGGTCGAGGGCATCGGCGTACCGGTACTCTTCGATCGTGAACGACGGCAGGGTGGCGCCGTACGAAAGGACCGACTGAAACGCGGTCGCCGACAGGCCCTGCACCAGGTCAGCGCTGGCATGATTCTTCGTGGTCGTCGCGGTCAGGCTGTTGGCCGACACGCCGGTGATGGTGACGGTCTCGACGTTCGCCGTTCCGAAACCGACCTGGATGCTGTCGCCGTTCGTGAACCGCGTTCCGGTGCCGGCGGTGACGGGCAGGGTCGCCCCGGCGCCCGCTACGACCGGGCCGGTCAGCGCCGTGGTCGCGTAGACCGCGCCGCTGGTGGCGCTCTGGGCGCCGAACGCCCAGGCCAAGAACGGGAACAGCGTGTCCGGATCGGGCGTCGGGCTCATCGCGATCGAATCGGTGAACTGGCTGGCGGGCGAGAGCGACTGGCCGTAGCGCATCTTGCCGTTATCGCGCGGCACTTCGGCGTTGGCCGCCGTCGACGTGAAGGCTGCGGTGCCCGGGAAGATGGTGACGGGCGTGGCGGCGACGCCGAACGTCGTCTCCTTCTTGGCCCCGATCCAGGTTTGATGGCCGGTGACGGGATTGGGCATAGGCCCCTCCTAAATGAAAGAAGGGCCCCTTACAATAGGTGCCCCTTGCTCGCGATCGTGGACCTGTTCCGCGCGCTCCGGCGGAACCGCGCTCTTACGCTATACGATCAAATAGCGTATACTGCGTACCGACTGCAATGCGGTCACGCTTGACGGTGTTACACTTGCCGCATAAGCCTTGGATATTGAATGCGTAGTGGGATCCACCGGCAGCGAGCGGAACGACGTGATCAATGGTCAGTTTGGTTCGTTTGCGGCAGTCCGCGCAGCGTCCGCGCTGCTTAAGCACGATAGCGCGCCATTCTCGTGCGCTAAGCGAGCCGACTGCTCGCGCCCGCTTGGCTCGCTTTCGCCGGTCGCAAGCGCGGGCGGACTCTGGATTATCGCTGCGCCATTTTCTCTGCCGCTCGACTTCCTGGTCGCGATGGTTCTTGTACCACAATGCCCAGTCGAATCGTTTTCCCGTCTGGTCGCGTGCTTGTTTAGCGCGTTGCCAAGCCGTTGTGTAGCTCACGCCGTCTTGTCGATGGGACTCCAGCCACTCGGCCTGGTATCCGGGGTTCGCACGGCGCCACGCCTTGTCTTTGCAGCGCCTGCTGCAGAACTTGGCCGAGCGCTGTTTCAGGTCGATCGCAGTACCGCAAAACGCGCAACGCATACCGCTATTATTGTACTACAACGCGAGGCCGTTTGCTCCAAAACGAAGAGCCGCGCCCGGATCGGGTGGCGGCTGCGGTGGTGAAACGAGCCCGCTACGTGCGGGCGGTCAGCCTACTTCTGGACGGCGTCCGCTTGTGCGGACTTGTCGACGACCGCAGCGGGCGGTGCGCTCGACTTGGCGTTCGGCTTGGCGGGGGCGGAGGCCGGCGCGGGTTCCGGTTCGTGCGCGGGTTCGGGTTCGAGCGGCGGCGAGTACGCGTTGCGGCCGTTCTGGTCGGTGAAGTTGGGGTTGCGCAGGATCGCTGCGGCGAGGTCCTCGCGCAGGTCCAGCGTCTCGCCCGCGCGGAAGCGGTAGCCCAGGATGGTGCAGTCCGCGACCAGCGCGTCGGCGTCGTAGGTGATCTTCATGTAGGGATTCTCCTCAGAAGCTGAAGTAGCCGGTGGCGATGTAGTCCACGGTGTAGAGCGCCCAGACCGACTGGTCGGCGCCCTCCCCGTCGAGGTCTTCGTAGAACTGCCCCGCGCCCAGGCGGCTGGCTGCGGCGAGCGGCTGACCGTCAACGCGCAGCCCGTACGTCGACGGCGCGTTGAGCACGGCGATCACCCCGCCGCCCTGGCCATCGTCGATCGCCGACTTCAAGGCGCTGAGAGCGTCCTCGAGCAGGGCGACCTTGCCCGACACACCCGGTGCGGCAGCGACGCGCTGCGCACGCGCGGCCAGGATGATCTCGAGGTGGACGTCGACCTCGCGCGCCCCGGTACCGTACGGGCGCGGGTCCGAGTGCCCGTGCAGCTTCACGCCGCCGACGACGTCGGTCGGGCCGACCACGGCGTTCTGCGCGAGCTGGTTGCTCTTGCGCAGGCTGCGCAGCGTCGGCAGCTTGCCCCCCGGATGCATCTCGGCGCTGAGGATCGCGTGGAGCGCGTCGTGCATCTCGAACCCCAGCACGCTTGCGGATGAGGCCATGCACTACGCTCCCGGCGCCGAAGCGCCCATGATGTGGTCGGCGAAGATCTTGGAGATCACGCGCTCGCCCTGCGAGTCGATCACGAGGAACTTGCGGGCCGGGATGCCGCCGGACGCCCGCGCGCGTGGACCATGGCGCTGGGCTAGCGGGGACCCGCGGCCGTGTGCCTTGGTGCCGTCCTGGAGCCAGCGCGCGTAGCGGACGTTCGTGCCAACGATGATCTCGTTGCCGTCCACGAGACGGCTGATGTTCGCCGCCGCGCCCACGGTGAGCGAGCCCAGGAGCCGGCCCGTGCGGTGCAGCAGCGGCGTTCCCGTCTTGTTGGGCGGCCAGCCCGGGCCGCCGGCGTCGATGCGGTCCTGGGCGGCTCGCAGCACGCTGATGCCCGCGCGTAGGAGGGCCGGCTCGAGGTGCTCGGTCGCGGCCTTCATCGCCGCGATACGCGCGCGGAGCTCGCCCAGGCCCTCGATCTCGATCATGGGCGCGTCTCCGTGAAGCGTTGCGGGCCGCGCTTGAGGTGCAGCGTCATGTGGCGTGGCGCCATCTGCCGCGTCACGGCGAAGATGACGTCATAGCGCATGCCGTTGACGGTCGCGACGAAGGTCGGGCCACCGTCGACGATCTGGATCGCGGGGAGCGCGTTGCTCGCATCCGGATCGATCAGCAGCAGCGCATCGACCATCTGCAGCTGTCCGGCAGGGTCTGTGATGGTCGAACCGGTCCGTGGCTGGAAGTCTGCTAGCCCGTTGTAGATTGCCAGCGCGGACGTGGTGCCGTCGGCGTGCGTGGTCTCGCTCGTGATCGACACCGTATCGGTGTCGAAGTCGCTCCAGTCAACGCTCATCGGCTCAGCACCCCTGGAATTTCAGCGCGGCCAGCAGTGTGTCGAGCTGGGAGTTGAACGTCGAGCGGGTGTTATCGCGGTAGCGGATTTCCTTGTCGCCCGACCGCTGGCCGGAGAGGCCCTGGTTGGACTTGTTCTTCATCTCCCAGGCGCGCGACTGGACGAGCTTCTTCTGCGCCGCGCGAAGCGCCGCGTACTTGCCCTGGAGTGGCGCCGCACTCGAGTCCGTCGTCGCGGGCGTTCGGCGCGCTCCAGCTACGGTGTAGCACGCCGGCGAGCTGGGCAGCGAGGCGTCGACGGTCACCGCGAGCAGGCCGTTGCCCATCGAGATGGTGGCGATCTCGGCCGCGCACAGGCCGTCGACGTAGATGAGGTAGCGCAGCGCGCCCGGCGCGTTGGTGATCGTCACGTCGATCGCGCCCGGCGCACCCAGAGTCACGGTCGTCGGCGCGGACGGCAGGCTCTCGCCGCAGTACGTCATCGAGGCGACCCGAACGGTGTGGTCCCCTGAGGCGAGGGGCGTGACACCCAGGCCACCGTGGGGAGTGGCGATGAAGGTGGGCGGCGGGACGGCGTAGTTGACGCCCCAGCCGCAGGTCACGTCGATGCGTAGGCCGCGCGGGAACAGGGTGGTGACGCCAACACCCTGGTAGGTCAGCGGCGTCATGTTCTGCAGGCGACCGGCGTCGTAGTCGACCAGCAGCGACTGGGTCGGGACGTCGAAGCCCACGGTGTTGGGCAGCACGATCTTGACCTGGCGCAGGTAGATCAGCGGGGAGCGGGCGACGCTCAGGAACTCCGAGCCGTTGCCCCAGCAGGGGACGGTCTCTTCGCGCGGCAGGAACGACTGGCCGATGATGGCGTCGATCTCCCCGCTGGTCTCCTCGAGCCAGTCGGCCAGGGTCGCGTCCGAGATCGCGGCGCCGGTGCGCGTGGTGAGGTCGAGCGTCTCGTCGGCCTTGATCTGTGCGAGCGTCAGGTACGACGCAGGGCTGGACAGGAACACGGCGGGCCTCCCGGCGTTGGGATCAGCGCCGCGCGGCGCGTAGCTGCTTCTCGGCCTTGGCTGCCTGAGCCGATACGCGCGGGTACGACGCCTCGGCGTCCGCGATGGCCCGAGCCAGCTCGTCGACGTCGCCGTCGGTGAGGACGACGACCGGCGTCCCAGCTGCAGTCGCATCTGCTGCGAATGCTGCGGCCGCGTCGGACGCCGAGCGCACGATCAGGTGAGCCTCGCGGTACAGCGTCAGGCGCCCCGCCAGACCGAGCTCGCGCTCGACGACTGACGCGCGCGGACCAGCCTGGATGTCACCGCGCGCGGCTGTGACGAAGCGGAGTTCGGCCTTTGCGCTCGCCGGCAGCGCGCGGTCGAACGCCAGGGCGATCGCCGCGGCGTCTTCGCGAACGTGTCCGAGATTCTGACTGAGGTGCAGCACGACGAACGGCTCGTTGCCGCGGCCGTACGTACGGCGCTCGAACGGGAACGCGGCCAGATCGGCCGCTGTGCTGGTCGCCGCAACGACCGGCGTGCGGGTCGGTGCGGCGGCCGGTGCTGATCCGGCCTGGCCGGCTTCCCTGGTGTAGCGCGGATGGCAGCGCAACTGCGCGATGTCGTCCTCGCGCTCGGCGAGGAACCGGCCATCCCGAAAGGTGATCGCCGTCCCGTCGGCGCGCATGACGCTGAGCGACTCGATGTGCGATTGAAACAGGATCGGCATCTCGGCTCCCGGTTGGCTTGGGTGATGTGTCGCGCGCCGCGGGGCTCGAACCCGCATCGCCGGCTTTGAAGGCCAGCCATCGACCAATCGAACGTGGGCGCACGACGAGACCGCCAGCGCGCGAACGCGCCGACGATCCGGTGGGGCGAGGGAACCGATCAGGCAACCAGGTTGCGGATCTGGCCCGATTCCTTCTGGTTGCGGAACTCGAGGGTACCCTCCCAGGTGATCATGCGCTCGACCGAGGTGTTGATGCGCGCGAGCGGCTCGGAACGCAGCGGGATGAGGTCCGCACGTTTGAAGCGCTTGGTCGAGAGCATCAGCGCGCGCGCCGTGGTGGGCGGCGTCGCCTTGCCGCCGAGGGCGGCGATCTCGATCTGCGGCTCCTGCACGACGCGAACCTTGAAGTACCCGGTCTGGTACTCGTCGACTTCCTGACCGGCGACGAAGCCGGCGGAGTCGGCGTTGACGAGCTGGACGATCGGCCGGCCGGCGCCGCCGCCGATGAAGCCGTTGACGCAGCCCTTCGTGGCCGTCGTGCACAGGAACAGGTCCGGCACGGCGGGCGCGTACGTCGCGCGGATGTTCGCGGCGAGCTGCATGACGACGGGCTCGAAGTTGACCGCGTTGGCGCGCGTGACGGGCATCGCTGCGCCGCTGCCGCCGTCGGCGAGGATGTTGTTGGTGGTCAGCACCTGCACGACGCCGTCGCACTGGCCGCCGGCCCACGCCTCGGTGTTGGTCTTGTTGCCGTTGAGGAGCATCCACTCCATCTCGTTGAGCTGCTCTTCCATTTTCAGCTCGGTGTCGAGATCGATGGCCTCTTGGATGAGCCGCTCGAGCTCGCCGTCGGCGAGGCGGCGGGTGCCGCCGGCCGTCCAGATCGCGGCCTCCGTGTCGGTGACCTTCGCCACCTGACCGACGCGGCACACGATGTTCGAGAGCTGCACCGGCGGGTTGGTCTGCGAACCGGGCTTGCCGCCTTCGGCGTACGAACTCAGGCCGCGACCGACTTGGTTCAGCGGGACCTCGTCCCAGTAGTGTGTCTTGCCCTTCGCCTGGGCGATGCCGATGGTTTGCAGGAAGGGCCGCGGGGGGCCGTCCTGGCGGGTGATGAGGTTGGACAGGTCCTTCTGCTCGTAGTTGGCGTTGGTGACGCTGTCCATGGCTTTGAGCGCGTAGTCCACGCAGGGCTCCAAAAATCGCGCCCGGGCGCGCGGCGAAGCGCCGCGGCGGGGCGGTTGACGCGCGCAAGCGCGCGGATCAGCGACGGCGTCGTATACGCGCGTCGCGGTGCTTGACTTTCTGGTTCGGGCTAGGTGGCGGGCGGGGTGACCGCGTGGAGGACTCTGATCGCCTCGGCGAACGTCTTGGGAACCGCGGGCGCGGCCTCGATGCTCGCCTTGTTCGCGTCGACCTGCGCTTGACGCGCCTCCTTGGGATCGACGTGACCGCCGGGAGCGCTGCGCTGGCGGGCCGCGGCGAGCGCGTCCTCCTGCGCCTTGGTGGCCGTGGTCTCGGCCGCGCTCTTGGCCGCTTCAGCGGCGGTGGCACGAGCCTCCGCGTCGGTCGCGCGCTGGTTCGCGCTGACGATGTCGGCCTGGAGCGGCTCGACGGCCGACTTGACGGCCGGATCGATGAGCGCCTTGAGCGCGGCCGGGTCCAGCGCCGTCTGCACGAGTTCCCGGAGCGCCGTCACCGAAGCGGCCACGCCATCGATCGCCGCCTTCGTCGCGTCCGCGGCGGCCGGGTTCCCGGCGACGGTGGGTTCGTTCGCGGCGACGAGCGCCGGGGCCGAAGTCGAGGTCGACTTCTCGCCCTCGGTCGCGCTGGCGTCGCTGAGCAGCTTGCCGGTGGCGTCCTGCGCGGCCTTGGCGGCGTCGACGATCTTGTTGACGCTGTCGCTCGCGGCCTGGATCGCGGCCAGGTCCTCGGTATTGTGGCGTCGACCCGCCTTGGTCGCGTTCTCGGCGATGACGGTCGCCTTCTCGGCGAACACCATGGCGACGAGCGCGGCGATCTGGGCGCAGTAGGTCTCGAGGATTGCGTCGACCGCGGCGCGGCGAGCCGCGTCCTCGAAGCCCGGCGCGCTGAGCACCTGACTGACGGCGTACTCCATGTCGTACAGCGCGCCGTACAGGTTGGAGATGGCGGTGTCCTCGAGCGCCTCGGCGATCGATTCGGCGACGCCTGCGTCGGTGACGGCGTCCTTGTGCGCGACGGCGGGAGCAGCGGCCGCACCGGCGGCGGGCTTGCTCTTGCGCGCGATGCCGAGGCGCTCGAACGCTCCGACCAGCGCGGAGTTGATCGGGTTATCCACGGGGCCTCCTTTGCACGCGACGATCACCGCCGCGGGGTTGACTGGGATGTGCGCCTTGCCGGCGTACTCGCTGTAGACCAGCGTGAGCCGGTCGAAGTGCATCTCGTCGATGCGCTTGGGCGTGTCGTTCTGCTTCACGTATCCTCGCTCAGACGGTACGGGCCCGACCACGACATGCCGCAGATTTCGCCAGCCTTGGCGTCCTCGTAGATGGCGCGGTCATGGGGGCGGAGCTGCACGTACGCCGCGTTGGGGTCGGGCATTGGATCGCCGATCCAGACGCCGACGATGTCGCACCCGATCACGACGTCGTGGTTGAGATCGACGTCGACCGGACGGCCCTTCATGGCCAGCTCGTGCGTGGCGTCCTTGAGCACGTCAAGCGGGGCGCGCTCTTTCTCTCGGTCTCGGACATCGGCGACGGATACCTTGACGATGATAATGCCGTCCTCGTCGTTGAACGAGTCCGCTTTGACCGCGAGAGTCGTCGTGTTGGCCGGCGCGACGGAGCGGGGCGCCGGTGCGACCGCGGCCTTGACCGCGTCGCTGAAGGTGGGCTGCGACATCGCCTTGCCCTCCTCGATCTTCTAGCGCGGTTTCAGTCGCTAGAGTTGTGGGGTCACCCGGAAACGCGGTGACCAGCGACTCGAAACGGCCCCGGGCGTGCGCCTAGAGCGCCGCCACGCCCGCCGGGTCGGGCTCGCCGGCATCATGGTGGTAGTCGGACGCGTTGGGGCAGTTGACCATGGCGTGCGCGTCGAGCAGATACAGGCCGTCGGGGCCGATGGCGTCGACGAACGCTTCCCGCTTGAGCGCCGGGAAGCAGCGGCAGGCCCAGGACGAGACGTTCCTGAGGACCGACGTCGTGTAGCCGCAGCCGCGGCACCGGACCGGGGTCCACTCGCGGTCGTCCAGTATCTGCGCGGCTGGGTTGCTGACGAGCTGCGCGACGGCCTCGGCGAAGGCGCGGTTGACGTTGTCGCCGCTGATGACGCCGAGCTTGTACCGGCGCACCAGGCTGCGCTTGAAGCCCATCAGGTCCGCGAACGCCTCGGGACGCAGGCGCTGGTTGCGCGGGGCAGCATCGGCGACGTCGATCATGGGACCTCACAGGCGGGCGGGCAATCAAAAAGCCGGCGCGCAGGCGTCGGCTTTGGTTCTCTGGCGGGCCGTCGAGGTGTTTTGGAGTCCGAGGTCCTCAGCCGGAGGATGACCCATCAGGGTCGGGCTCGGGCGGCGGGAACTGCTTGGCCGCGCCGCGCTTTTTGAGCAGTTGCTCGGCGAGTGCGGTCAGCTCGGCCTTCGCCTGCCATGGCTGCACCGTACCGTCCGCAAGGTGCTCGTCCAGCAGCTTCTTCTTCGCGCGGTAGCGTTGCATCGCGAGCGGATCGTGCGGAGCCACTATTCGGTCCGCACGAACTCGTAGGCGATCCACAGCGGCTTGCCGGTAGGGAGGTCGATCTCGGCGAGCGCGATCTGGTAGACGTCGCGGCGGCACGCTGACCAGTGCAACGGTTCGCCCAGCCCGACCATTGTAAGCACGTGCGAGTAGAACATGATCTGGAAGTCTGGCCGGCCGCAATCGACCCTGCCGTCCAGCGGGCCACCGTAAAGGCGCCGCTCTACCCACTCGTTCATCGTAACCATCAGCGGCGCCCGTACGGGCAGAAGTCGCGGTCGATGATGTACCTGCGGATCGTCCGGGGACGTGCGACGAGAAACTCGCGCTGGGTCGAAATCCGGACGTTTTCCATATAGAGCACGGGGCTCGCGGTGTTCACCATCGCCGGCCCTTAGCCGTCTCGGCGAAGCACGGGAAAGGCATGCCGGACGAGCTGAAGTACGCGGTCCCCGAACTCGGTTGGCACTACGCGATTTCCGTTGCACCACTCGCAGTACGACCCCGACCCCAAGCACTCGGGGCAGGTTTCTTCTAACGCGGGTAGCGCTCCGGCGTCATCCTGATTCACAACGCTAGGCTACCACACCGGGCGCCCAACGGGCGAACCGCTACTCGCCGTCGTCCGGCTGGTTGCCGCTCTGGGCCGCCGCGCGGTCCGCTTCGGTCCCGCGCCAATCGCCCAGGTCCTCGTCGGCCGGCACCCAGACACAGCAGCAGTTCGGGTGGACCGAGCCGGGCTCGTCGTCGGGCAGGTCGTCGGTCAGGAAGACATGGTCGTCGTACGTGGCGCAGATGTCGCAGGGGTCCGCGGCCTGCCACCGGAGCTTCTTGATCCCGGCCGTCTCGTAGAGCGCGAGCTGGCCGTTGACGGCTGCACGCTGCAGCTCGGTCCGGGCGACCATCTGAAACCAGGAGTCAGACGGCATCTCGCGCACAGCGCCGGTGTCGCTGGTCGAGCGAATGGTGTCGAAGGCGTCGTGCAGCTGCACGGCCGCATCCCGGGCGCTCAGTCCCTCGGAGAGAACGTTCTCCAGGATCGTGGTAAGAGCGTCGCGATCGCGCTCGTCGACGAGCGAGCCGATATTCTGCGCGGCGCTCTTGACCTTCTCGAGCGCCCAGGCCGGCGGAACGTCGAAGCTGGTGCCCAGGGCCAGGAGATCGGCCGTCGAGCGGTATGCGACGTGCACGAGCGCGGACGTCGCGTCGTAGAGGGTCGAGACGTAGGCGCTGCCGTCCAGGTCGTCGATCGCGGCGCGAATCATCGCGGCCTCGTGCCCGGTCAGCGGGTCGCCGGGCTCGCCGGGCTTCTGCTTGGCGCTGGATTTCTTGGCAAGGAGCGACTCGACGTCGCACGCACTCAGGAAAGCGTCGCGGGCGTCGTTGCGGGCCTGGCTGAGACGTGAGACCAGCTGGTCGGCGGCGTCAGTAACGAGGGTGCGCGTGTCCTTCGCGTGCGTGGCGAAATCGCGCGCCGCCCTTCTGGGCCACCTCTTCGGGCGGCTGACCATCGGGCGTGACCGCAGCGGCAGCCGGAAGCGCGAGCGGCTGCGCCGGCGGGGCGAGGACGTTGCGCGCCGCCTTCAGCAGCCCGCCGACGAGCGGCATGTCGAGGTCGAGGTCGGTTCGCGCCAGCTTGGGCAGCTCCGCGATCGCACGCGCCTCGCTGATCGTTGCGCCGGCCTGCAGCATCTGCACCGCAAACGGGATCGCCGAAAGCCGGATGCTGTACTTCGCCTTGGGCTGGATCGCCAGGTTCGTGATCCCGAACTCGCGCATGATCGCGCGCGAGATCGTACGCCAGATGTACCGCGCGCGCGGCATGACGCACTCCTCGTGAAACGTCTGGTCGTCGCTCTCCTTGCCGTTGCCGCCGAGCGCCCCGGTGATGGTCATCAGTTTGGACTCGGGGATGTGGTAGGTCGCGCAGACCTCTTGGCGGGCGCGGTCCTGAGAGGCGCCGTTCTCCTCGTCCTGCGCGGGCGGGAACTTGATGTCCCAATCGCCGCCAAGCATGAGCGGCCGCTGCGCGTTGTCGACGCCAGTCCGCGTCAGCTCGATTTCCTTCTTGTTGTGCTCGAGCTGGTCTTTGCTGATGGTCTTGTTCACCAGCACCGCACCAGCCCGCAGGCCGTTCCGGAACTTGGCAGCCTCGGCACGACGCGCGGCCCAGTCGATGCCCAGCGTAAGGTCGATCTGCTCGATTGGCGATCCACGCCCGAGCAGGTCCGCTCCACCGGCTCGCTTGCCGAAGATGACGTCCTCGGTCGCGTACGTGGTGGTGATGACGCGCGTGCCGACCCGCGTCTTCTGGATGTACGCTCGGATCGAACGGCCGTCGTCGGCGAGAACCGGCGCCGTCGTGCGCGAATCTAGGCGCTCGAGGCCCACCATCTTGCCGGTGCTCGGCAGTCGCAAAATGTGGACGTAGAACTTGCCGACGACATCGCGGTCGAGCGCGATCTCTTCAACGAGGTCCTCGATGGACTGCTGCTCGTTGACCTGGTCAAGCAGCATGCGCAGCGCGATCACAATCGGGTCCGAATCGACGGCATCTTGATCGCGGTCCGCACCGGGAGCGACGATGTCGTAGCCGGCACCGGCGATGGTCTGCGCAATCAGCGACGTTCCGGCGCCGATCCAAGGGTGGTGGTTGGCGAAGTACCAGTAGAGTTCGGCCTGCGAGAGCGCCCGGGCCGTCACGACGTCATCGCTCGAGGCGCCGAGGAAGCCCGCAATGGTCGTAGAGGCGGTGTCCAGGCCGCCCTTGGCGGCGTAGTCACCGATGCTAGTCGTCTGGCCGCCCTTGACCGCTGCCAGGTACGCCGACGCTGCCTCGACGGCGGCCGGCTCGTGTTCGACGGGCATCGGGCCTCCTGAGGGCGGCGGCGGGTTGGGCTCCGGTGCGCTAGGGGGCTATCCGGCGAACACCGTATGTGCGGGTACGTCCGTCTCGCGGAACGCGTTGTGGGCTAGCTGCTCGACCAGGGGCTTTTCAAGCGCCGCCGCGATGCCCACAACGATCGCCGCGAGCTGCGCGGCCTCGAACGACCCGGCGAAGTCCGGATCGTCGTACGACCGCTCGACAAGTTCGCCGGCGTCGGTCTCGAAATGGACGATGCTGTAGCGCGGATCGCGCCCGGGCTTCCGGTAGCACACGACACGCAGCTCGCGTGTCCGCGTTGAAGCAGGCGGCGGTTCGGGAAACGGCTGGGCCCTCGCCGCCACGTCGGCGGCTCCAGTGAACGATGGCGCCTTGGGCGGGTCGAGCGCCACCGCCTCGGCGCCGGGCGCGCTGACGGTCTCTGCTCGCCGCTGGTACTCACCGGGGTCGCCGACGGTCCCGCACGTCGTGCACGGCGTACCGATGACCTGACTGCCGCTGCGCGACACGAAGCCGAGGTTCTTCTGCGTGTCGGGATCGCCGCACGTCGAGCAGAGCGAGCCGACTGGGGACACCCGCAGTTCGCGCGTGCCGTTGCAGACGCAACCCGCGTCGTGCGCGCCGGGGACCGGGCAAGCGATCTTCGTCACGGGTGCCTCGCGTAGGTGCCGGTGTTGTAGTCGACCGCCTTGGCCCGCCGCCAATCGTGGACGACGTCCTCCGGGTGCGACCCGAGGTGGCCGAAGCCGATCGTGAGCCGGATGCGGCCCACGGCGCGCTGGATGGCCTCGTCGCCGTGCCGCATGAAATCCGAGTCGGTCACCTGGAACGGGCACATCGAGCACCGGATCATCGCGCACATGGTCGGCACCTTGACGATGCCGTGCAAACAGGCTGGGCAGAGTTCAAGATGCTGCCAGCTCATCGCGCCGGCCAGCCGTCGTCATCCATGCGGGCGTGCGCCAGCGCCTCGAGCGCGGCGTCGAGCACCGGGCAATCGAGGTCGCCGTCGTACCAGGTCGCGCCGCACGAGCACCGGCAGACCGAGCCGTGCCCGCCAACGGCAGCGTCCTGGAGCGCGTGGTGGTCGGCGCGGATGTCCGCTTCGGTCGTCATCGGGACGTCGGTCCTCCTGGGGGCTACAGCAGCCCGCTCATCGTGTAGGTGCGCGGCATCTGCCGCACTTGGTTGCCGATCGCGCGGCCGGTCACGAGGTCGTCGTGCTTGAGCGGAGCGGCCTCTGCTCGGCCTTTGGCGGTGATGATGAAGGTCTTCATCTGCTCGCGCATGCGCGGGTCGACCGGAACGAAGTCCCCGTCCCGGAAAGACAAGTCGAGCGCGTCGAGCATCGGAGTGCGGTTGGCGCTCGAGGTGTGCCAGCCGGCTCGGTCGTCCTCGGGGCTGACGAACACATTTGGGTACCGCGACTCGTCCCGCTCGAGCAGCGCGATCACGGCGTGCCCGTGGTTGTTGCGCTCGACGACGGCCAGCGCGTTGTTGTACGCCCGGCCCCAGCGGTCGATTTGGCGAGCCAACTCGTCAACCGTGATCCGGGAGAGCGAGACGGCCACGTCCTCGTTGGTCTCGCGGTCCAGGATGCCCCAGGCCGTGTAGTCCGTCTTGCCGGCGTTGGCACTGGCGACGGTGGAGCCGTTCGCCTCGCCGTCCTCGGTGCCGCGCTCGATGCCCTCAGCAGGGTCCGCCCAGAGCACGTAGTCGCGGCCCGGCAGCGGGTCCTCGTAGATCCACAGCGTCTCGCCCTCGTGCTTGGAGATCGCCTGGTTGTCGCCGAGCCGCAGGCCCGTCTCGCGAAGAAGCTGCTGGTCGAACAGCGACCGCCCCGAAGCGAGCCAGCACGACACGAAGTCCTCGGGGTACTGCTCGAAGAAGCGGTCCTTGAGGGATGCGCGCTTCATCCGGCGCCACTTCCACATGCCCGCGTCGAGGACGATGCCCTCACGCGCCAGAGCCTGCCCGAGCGCCTTTTCCTCGTTTCCGTACCGCGGATGGGACCCCGTTGCGACCTCTGCAGCGATCTGCTTGGCCTCGTCGGGCGTGACCGGCAGCCGGTACATCCCAAACTCGAACCAGCGAAAGAAGATCAGCGTCCACTCATTCTGGCCGAGGTGCGCTTCCTGGGCGAGGTCGTAGAACTCGCCGGTCGCGCCGAACGGGGTCGACTCGATCGTGATCTCGCCAGACTCGGTCGGCACGCCTTCCGCCGACGTCAGGACGTCCGACAGCGACGGATACCGGGATGCCTCGGAGAGGTGCAGCCGGTTGATGGTCATGCCGTGGCCGAAGCTGCGGTTACCGGCCGTGCCGATGAAGTAGCGGCTGTCGGCGTCGGGGTAGTACAACTCGCGCCGGTTCTGCGTCGCGCGCTTCCAGTGGAACAGCGGCTGCTTCGTGCCAGGGATGCACATGTCGGCCGTCGAGTGGTGCTCGTACAGCCGGGTGGCCATCTGGAAGAGCACCATCGTGGTCGGCAGATCGTGCGCCATCGTGACGGCGTACTGGCCTTTGAACGTCCCGGTCAGGAAGTCGTTCGCGCAGACCTCTTGGGTCGTGCAGCCCCACTGGCGGAACTTGACGATCAGGAACCGGCGCAGCTTGCCGGCGAGGATTGCCTCAGCTTTCGCTCGCGAGAGCTTCCTTTGCTCGGGGCGCAGGCTGAACGGGATGATCCGGCCGGTCGCTTTGTCCCGGATGCGCTGGAAGGCCGTATAGCTCTCGGATGGGATCTGGCGCGACGCCGGCCAGGGCCTCGGCGAATCGCTTGTCACGGAGCTCATCGATTGCCTCCGGGGTCAAGCCGACGTCGAGCACCACCTTGTCCAGGCCGAGCAGCCGCGCGCGGCGCTGCTGAAAGCGCTCGACGGAGCGCAGCGCGCCGACCGCGCCGTTCACGTTGTGTTCCTGGCGCGCTTTGGCGAGCAGCGTGTAGCTCTGGCGGACGCCCTCTTCTGCCTGCTCGAGCAGCTCGCGCCGCGCCGCCTCACTGTCCCCGCCGCGCTTCTGCCAGCGGCTGTAGACTGCGTCGATCATCTTCTGCACGGTGCGCTTGTCACCGATCGCGAGGTGCGCTTGGTGCGCCTCGACCAGGTCGGCGTTGACCAGCTTCATGATCTGGTTCGGACGCTTGAAACCGAGCAGCATCTTGTCTTCGACCAGGTCGATGACGCGCTCGTGTTCGTCCCGCGTGCGGGCCATGGCGGCTCTCCTAGCTCTGGGCGCGCGCCTGCAGGTACGCCGCGCACAGCGCCTCGAGCATCAGCCCGTTGCGCAGGTGGTCGCCCCTCTTGCCCGGGCCGGGCTTGTCGATCTCATTGCGCATCGTATCCAGCGCCTGGTCGATCGTGAGCCGCTGGCGCTCGGTGACCAGGAACTTCAGCGCCTCGGGCTTGTCGCTGGGTTCCGCCGGTGGCTCGTCAGCGGACTTGCCGCCCTTGGGCATGAGCGCGTCGAACCGCAGCTCGCCGAATGCGTCGGGGTCGATGCCGCGGATCTCGCTGAGCAGGCTGGCCAGCCCGTCGGTGAACTGCCCCGCGAGGTGCGGGCTGTTGAGCGCGACGTTGAGCTGCTTCTCGGCCGTTTCGTCCAGATCGACGAACGTGACCCAGCACTCGGTATGGCCCATCGTCGCCATCGCGACGGCCCGCTGGTGGCCGCCTATTACGTAGCCCGAGCGCTCGTTTACGACGATGTCCTGGACCTGGCCGAACCGGCCGATCGAGTCCATCAGGCCGTTCAGCGCGGCCTCGGTGATCCGGCGCGGGTTGTACGGCGCCGGGATCAGGTCGGCGATCCGCCGGCGCTCTCGGCGTACGATCGTGCTCACCGGGGGCTTTCCCCGTTTGGGGCGGAGGTGGCTACGACGGCCCGATCAGCGTCCAAGACGGCGCCAAACAGCTCGGCGACGGCGACGAACGGCCGCACCCGGGTCGCACGACGCTCGCGCAGCATCTGCACGGCAACTTCGCGCTGTGCGCGCGTCACCGGGATCAGCCAGACGACCCCGCGGACCCGCCACTCGATGTAGCCGGCCGGCAGAACGAATCGCGGCTCGCCGACGCTCGCTGCGCCGGTCCGCTCGTCGAACAGGTCCCAGTACGGCAACGGCGTGGAGACCGTTTCATCGTACGCCGGGCGTGCCAGAAAGGCCGCGCGCATCTGATCGTACGGGCAGTCCGCCGGCGCGAAGGCCAGGTAGAACGCCGTACGGGACTTGAAGCGACGCATCGCCTTGGATTGCGACTTGTGGCAAACCCGGTGCCCGGGCCGGTCGGCTCGCGCGGCGTACCCGCAGCGATCGGCCATCGCACGCATGCGCGGGATCGCGCTTCGCATGGCGGGGCTGGACGCGCCGCGCCCCAAGGCCTCGAAGAAGCGTGCGCACTCGATGCGACGTCGCTCCGTCAGCAGCTTCTTTCGCGTCATCGGCAACCTCGCGCTCGATCGCGCATCTCAAGCGGAGGCACGCCACGGAACCGGTCCATCGAGACGACGCCGGGATGCTCGGGAAGCTCGATCTGTGCGGCGCGCTCGGCCGCGATGTCGGCCTCGGTGGTGCCGAGCGGCCAGGTGCCGATCGGGCCGGGGATCGCCACCTCAACCTCGGGGATGCCCGCCTGCGCTGCGACTACCCGGCGGTAGACCGCGGCGTCGATGGCGAGCTTGAGGTCCGCCTCGCCCAGGTCGGGCGGGGCCGCGAGCAGCAGCAGCGCCCGCTCGTCGGTCGGCTCGGACACGCCGACCACCCACACGGCGGTCGCGCCGCCGATGCTGCGGCCGACGGCATACTCCACCAACCGGCCCGCCACGCGCACCACGCCGGGTTGAATGCGGGCAATCTTGCCCGCCGGCTGCGAGGGCGCGATCATCGGCTATCCAGCCCCAACGTGGCCATCGCGGCGCAGATCCCGCACAGCCCCGAGAGCGACGTCGGCCCGCTGCAGCTGTCGCAGTCGCGGAAGCCGGGCGCCAACACGTGCGGCACGGCCACGGTCCGGTCAGTCGTCATCACGGAGAAGGCCCTCGTCGTCGTCAGCATCGTTGGGAACGGGGAAGTCGGGCGGCGCGCCAAGCGGGCCGAGGGGCTCATCGTCGAAGTAGCTCATCGGGCGCGGCTCGCGCGGAAGGCCCCCAGGAGCAGCGCGCCGAGCGCGCCACCGGCCAGGAGCGCGGCCAGCTCGCGCAGCGTCGCAGCGTCGATCATCGAACGCCGTCCGTTCTGCTGGCGGGAACCGAGCAGACCTCGCACGGGCCGCCGCAGTCCGGGCAGCGGCGCAAGCCGTTGCACAGCTTGCACGGGTCGAGGCCGAGGATCACGCGTGCTTGGGTTCCCTGGGTGATCACGAGCGGGTCGACGCCAGCGCGGCCGATCGCGCGCACGGCGGCGACGGCGGGCGTGTGGTCGAGGTGAAGGACGTGCGCGACCACGGTGGGCATCACAGGCCGGTCCCCCTGGCGACGAAGCGCTCGCGGTCGTCGGTCGCGCCGATGTGGAAAACGCGCGTGGCCGCGCAGAATCGACAGCGGCCGTCCGCGTCGACCGTCGCTGCGGGATCACCGCAGTGCGCGCACTCCGGGCCAGCCTTGCGCTCGCGCGCCTCTCGTAGCGCCTTCCCGAGCGCCTCGTTCTCGGCGACGTCGCGATCGTACGCGGCTCGCCGCTCGGCGCTCCACTGCCAGTAGCCGGCCGGCTTTCCCATGCTACGCGAGCCCCTGGCTCACGTCGACCAGGCGCTTCAGGACGGTAATCATGATTGGGATCGCGTCACCGGCGTCGCTGCCGAAGACAGCGTACTGGAGGCGATCGGTCGTATCGGTCTTCGGGTGCAGGGCGATGAAGATTCCGACCGATCCATCCGCGATTGTACGCAGGAGATGCTCGACGAAAGCCCGGTTCTCGGGCTCGAGCTTTACGGTCTCCACGTGGACGCCCTGACTAGACGCAACGCGGCCTTCATTGAGGATTCCGTGCAGCAGCGCGTCGACGTCGCGGGGCATATCCATCGGGCGAGCCCTCCGGGGCGAGGTGAGGTTGACCGCCGGCGGCCATGACGGCGCCCGAGCCTTTCGGCCATGCGCGGGCAGCGCTGCGGGGCGCGTTCGGCGCGCCGACGGACGGGGTTCAGCGCCGTAGCTTGACGAAACGCTCCGGCATGGGATACGAGGAGGGCCGCCGCCAGGCGGCTGACCGTCGACCGGGCGAGCATCACGCTGACCGGCGGGCCCGGGTCATCGCTGCGCTCTCTGCTCCCAGTCAACCGCGCGCGAGCGTCGCCAGGGTCGTGGCTCAAGTCATGACGGCGATCCAGGACCCGGCTGGCCGAAAGGTCGTCATGATCGACGCCCGCGGCCGGCCAACGCTGAATTAGAGTACGAGGCACTTCCCGCTCGACTCGCCTGGCCGTGCGTGCAGCGGTCAGAACCCAAGATACTTGCCTGAAGAGTCCTTTGGGCGGGAATGCGCGTACAGCCCCGTCGTCGCCAGGGACGCGTGGCCCAGGGTGTCGCGGACGAGGTGAATCGGCGCACCGCGGTCGAGCGCGTGCGACGCGTGCGCGTGACGCAGCCAGTGCGGGGAGACCGGCTTGCCGAGCTTCGCCCGCTTGGCGGCCGCGCTCACGATCCCGCGCAAACGCGAGAACGAGAGCACGCGGCCGCCGCGGCCGGCGAAGATCGGCGCGTCGTCGGCCACCCCGGGGCGCCGGAGCGCCGCGACGAGGGACCAAACAGGTGCTGGGATGCGCACGGTGCGCGTCTTGCCGCCCTTGCCCACCACGGTCACGAAGGCGTCCGAGGACTCCTCGTCGAGCGAGGCTGAGGCCCAGCGCAGCGACGCCAGCTCCGCCCGGCGGAAGCCGCCGTAGTAGAGCACCGCCAGCAGCGCTTGGTCCCGCGTCGAGCGCGGCGCCTTGAGCAGCTTGCGGATCTCGGCGCGGGTCAGCGTCCGGGCCGTGAGGTCCGAGGCGATCTTTGGCGTGCGCAGCGCGACACCGACGTCGGCCGGGATCGCCCGCGCCTTGGCCAGGAAGGCCAGCATGGACTTCGCCGCGGCCAGCATCCTGGTCCGCGTGCGCGGGGCGAGGTCCCGGCCGGCGAGGTGGTCGGCGTACCGCTGCAGGTCCTCGAGCGAGAGCCGCGCGATCGGCTTGCGTGCGAACGCGCGCAGACGGCGGGCGTCACGCCGGTAGGTCGCCGCCGTGCTGGCCGGTCGACCGTGCAGCCAGAGCGAGACGAGACGGTCGTCGTCCTCACTGATCGGCCGCTCCGTCGTCTCGACGAACGCGGCGTCGATCACGGAGAGCGGCGCGGAGCGCACGGCCGGGAGTGCGAGCGGTGCAGCGGCGTCGTTCATCGTCGCCTCCGCACCGCGAGTTACGTGTTACTCCGGCGGTTACGTCACACTATGCGCGAATCCGGGTAGAATCGTGCATAGCCGCGGCGGGCGCTCGCGGGGCCGGTCCAGCTCGCATACGCACCCGGGCGCGCCCGCGCACTCGCGCGATTTAGTGATAGAACGCGACGAGCTGAAGTGCACTAAACGAGAATTCTGTGCTGCTTTTCGGGCCAGCTATTCGCGCGCGTCGGGCGTCGCGATCTCGACCTGGTCGAATCGTCCGCGCGGCCCTCGGCGACGGGCCTTGGGCGCTGGAGTCGTCGTGCGGCGCGCTTCCCGCCCCTCGCGCTCGAGCGCGGTCTGGGCCTTCGGGCCCCGCGCTTCGGCCAGCACGATCGGTGGCGGCGGCGGCGGGGTGACGATCGCGCCGTAGAGGGCGGACCGCTCGGCCTGGCGGAGCGCACGTCGCGGCATCAGCACCTCGGCGGGAAATGCAAACGCCCGCGAGCGGTGCTCAGCGGGCGATTGCGGTCATGTTAACTTGGGCGGTCGTCTTTCTGCACACGATTATCTCAGGCACCGTCGATTCCGTCAAGCGTATGGACCCGGTACAGGTGGGCCGCCACATCCCTTCATGCGCCCCGCGGCTCG